TACAGTAGAAAAACAAGTATACTATCTCAACAAACTGGTAAGAAAATAAAGAAAAAAAAATATAAGAAAAAGAAGTAATGGCTCGTCAAAAGTTTACACACTTCATACCTAGAGATAAACCTAAAAAGCGTGGACCCGGTCAACATAAAAAGTCTATGAATAAGTCAGAAAAACGTCAAAAAAATACCAATCGCTACTTAGGTCAAGGCAGATAATAATAGACAGGGTTTATAATATCTTATAATACAAACTCATAGGAGATAAATATGATTGATAAAATTAAAGACAAAGCTAAACACTATTGGAATGATCATAAAGAAGTTGTTATTATTGTAGCAGTTGTATTAGTTATTACTATCATCACATAACATTATTAAAAAAGGATAACCTATGGAGGTAGACAGTATGAACTATTATTTTACAGGTGTTCTTATAATAATGATGACTTTGTTAGCTCTTTGTGGAGGACCAACTTCATGAAGATAAGTGAAAATACTTCAGTAAGTATGCCAATGAAAAATATGATTGGTATCGTTGTAGCTGTAGCTATGGGTGTCTTTGCGTATACAGAAGTAACTGCTAGACTTACTTCGCTTGAAACTTCAAGAGAATTATTCCAAGCTGATCTACTTAAAAAATCCGAGCAGTTACCAACTGATCAAGAACAATATATGTTGCTGGAAGATTTATATAAAACAGTTGAGAAAATTGAAAAGAGAATAGAAGATATGATGCACAATAAAGTTAATATACAATTCTTAACAAAACAAATGGAAAAAGCATTGGAAGATATTGAAGTGTTAAAAGATAAAGTAAGACAAAATGGTAATGGTCATGGTTGAAATAGTAGTAGCATTATTAATGATTGTAAATCATGAAATAAAAGAACATAGAATACAACCATCAATGTCAGAATGTTTAAAAGGAAAAAGAATTGCTACAAGAGATGCAAAAAATCACATAGAATATAAATGCATTCGCAGTAAAGCAGAGACAGAGATTTACATGGGAGAAAAATCTATTAAGAAATTAATATTAGAATAATGTTAGACAGAATTATATTAAAATTTTTTGGTTGGATAGACAATCAGTTTAAAAAAGTAGAAGATGTATTTACTATGGATTTTACTAACTTTAGTAAAAGAAAAAAGAAAAAGAAATAATATATTATTTTATTTACATATACATCCGTAAAAATCACCGGTGCCATCATTCATGACATGAACATTATATGGTGCGTCATAATAAGTAGTTAAGTGTAGTCTAAGTATATCGCAAAGATCAAAGCAATCTATTTCTTGGATAATTTCTATACCTTTTATCATTTCTTTTGTTACAGAAACTAAGTTATAAAAACCATCATTTAATAATATTAAATCCATTAATTATTTAAACAGTATTTATCAAAGCAAGATCCATCTTTACCATCATGACAAAAATATTGTTTCTTTGCTGTAATAATCCATCCACCTTCATCGCTTAATAATTCTTTATCACACTCCCTACAATAACCACAAATAAAAGATTTAACTTTTTGTTTGTTCCAACCTTTTTTTTTCATTTAAGTAGTTATTGGTAATAGCTCCTCTTTTAAATGAGCATATTCTTGCCATATAGAATATTCGCTACCCCAATATATAGATTTATTTTGTTTTTGATTTATAGAATGTAAAACTGTAGTATGATCTTGACCAAACACTCTACCAATAGAGGATATACTCACATTATATTCTTCATGTAAAAGATTATAAAGAATACTTCTAGTTCTCACTACATCTCTAGACCTACTCTTACTGAATACATCATATTTATTTACAAGATATTTTGCACAAACTTTATCTACTATTGTATTAACAGTTTTTAAGTTTGCATTTTTATAAACAACTCCTATAATTTTTTTGTTATTACTATCTTGTATGGGTTGCTTTTGTAAAAGTTTCGCAGCATATAAAAATCCTTCCGAGAATCCTACCTCATATAATCTTTCTTCTTGATTCGTAAGAAGGTAAAATGCTTTCTTAACTTTATAGATAAATGTATTTTGGTCTAAATGTTTTATATGTTTTTTATAGTGTTTACTTATATTTATGGTCATAGATCCCCTACTGTTTTCCTTTCTTTTTTTTCAACTATTAAGTTAATGGTTATTTTGCTGCCATTAACTGTTCTCTGCATTCATTGACTTTTATATATAAGTCATGGCTTTCAGCTTTTAGCCTATTAACCTTTTGAAGTGTCTGGATATATTTTTCAGATTTTTTTCTCTGTTGATCCATCAACTTCTGCAGACGCATCTTGGTTTGTTCCATCATGCTCCTTTTTTACTGTTGCAAAATCATATTTTATATTGTTGATCTTGCATTCTACAAACTCTCCTCTATTCGAGTTGTTTGCAGCTTTCTGTACATCATCAAAAAGTTCAATCATTTCAAAATGACACTCTCCATTGATAATTCTTTTAAATTTTGTCATACTTATTTAGTTTTTTCAACTTCTTTTTTAATCAAAAAATCTATATACTGTTTGGCTTTTTTAAGATCTTCGATACCATTTTTTCTTTTGTATCTAGAAATATACTTAATTACATTACCTTCACAAAAATCAAATTCATTTTTAATTATAAAATCAATAGGTTCAATTTTGTTTGCTATGTAGTGTGATGGTTCTTTTATATTATCTGTCATGTTAAATCCTTTTTTTAGCAAGGTGGGGAAAACGATTAGAAAGGGAAAAAAAACCCCACCCTGCTGGATACCCTTTAGCCTAAGTTAAAAGGTATATTCGTTATTAGCACCTTCACTTGGTTTTGCAAAGGCATTTTTACTTGCTCCTGCTCCACTCGGTGTTAAAATTACTGTCAATTCACCTTCCTTGACATTGCCATCTTGATCTTTTGATGGAAACGCAGCTTGGTTATACCACTTACCATTAATATTGACCCCAATAGTCCAGTTTTTATCTGGATGTTTCATATTCTTAGGACCAATATAAACTGGAAGTTTATCTGTTGGTGACTTCCAATCTTTATTCTTGGTTAGGTTGATGTATATCTTGTCGGATTGATTATCCATGTTTACTCCTTAGTTATATCAATCTTATGATTGATTATTTGTTAGTTTGACTTCATGCTCACGAGTACAATCTCTAATTTGTTCGTATGCTTTGAAGTTATTGTTTTTAAGATGATTAACAACTGATCTCACTTGACTTTTAACCGAAGCTAATTGTTTTTCAGTTTTAGTTTGTTCGATCTTGTTAATGATCTCTTCTACATCTATCTCATCATCAAGATAGGTAGGTTCTTCTACAGATTTCTCTGAAGAATTTTTCTCAAATGGTTTTGCATTGTAACCATCTTCTAAATCCATTCCTGTTTTTAGATTGAGTGCATTTAAGAACGCATACTTTTTACTGTATGACATTGCTTGACCCGTTCCGTATTTATCTAAACCACCCATTGCAGTACATCCATCAATGACAATGAAACTTGCCGGATCATCAATGTCAGTTATTCTCATAGTGCAAGTTACAATTACAAATCTATCTGTAACATCTGTTATGTAATTGCAGGTTGGATATAAACCATTTTCTAATAAAGCTGCCATTGCAACTCTTTGCACATCATCATGAAGTAAAGGATTAAAAGGCATACCTTTAACCTTACTTGCTTTCTTTACACCACTTGCATGATTACAAGCATTGTGTAACTTCTTGTGTATGTTTGTCATATTTTTATTTCCCATTCTATATACGTTGTTGTTTTCACTACTCATATTTGATACCCCATAGTTTATTGATTAGTTGTATTTGTTCATCTGCTAAATCTTTATAGTAAAAGAAATGATTTAAGTCTGGTGGCTCCATCATCAAAGCTAATCTTTCAATGTTGCCTTCACAAAACATAATCATCTTCTCCCACAATAAAATTTTATCAATCATTTTATTATAAAGATGTTGCAAGTGATCTGCCTTCATTAACTCATGGCTCTTATCAAAGATGACATAGTCTTTGTCATTAACATATACCAAGTAAGGTATCTTCTTTGTTGCCATATAGTAGAACGAAGTTTGTGTAAGGTTTTCAATCGTAGGCTCTGTAGGTAATTCTTGAGTGATCATATTCCACTCTTCTTTACCTTTAACCTTCCTTAAATTAGGTGGCTTAGTTTTTAATTCTATAAATTTTGTTTTACTTTCATAATCTATTCTACCTAGAATATGTTTGATCAT